CACCTTAAAAAGAAGCCCCAAACAATAAAAGATTTTATAAAATAATATGGGAAGACCACCAAAATCAAACAGTTCCGTGAACTCTCAACTCGAAGAGTATCTTAAAAAGAACTCTGATTATCATTACGCTGGAGAAGAAGAGATTGATTATGTTGTAAGCAGCGGTAGTTTAATCATGGATATTGAGATGGGCGGCGGAATTCGACCCGGAATCATTCGCTCTTCTGGAGTAACAGAGGGAGGAAAAACCTCCAACGCTCTCGCTTTTGCTAAAAACTTTCAAGAAACCCATCCAAACGATGGGCAAGTAATTTACATAAAGTCAGAAGGAAGACTAAGCAAAGACCTCATTGAAAGATCTGGCGTTTCTACAGACGATTCCAGATTTAAAATAATACCCACCAATGACTATGAGTTTGTTATAGACTTGATGAGAAATTTGATTCGAGATAACCAAGAAAAGAAACTGTATTTTTTCGTGCTAGATTCTTTGGACGCATTAGTGCCTAGAAATGATTTATTAAAATCAGCGACAGAAGCAAACAAAACCGCAGGTTCCGCGCTATTAACTTCTGATCTTTTGAGAAAGATGGCGGCAGGTTTTTCTAGCCGTGGCCATATATGCTTCATTATCTCTCAGGTAAGGTCAACTATAAAAATTAATCCTTATGAAAAAGGAGATCCAAAAGTCACAAACGCTTCGGGCGGTAATGCGGCCCTACATTACAGCGATTGGATTCTTGAATTTCAACAGAGATACCAAAAAGATATTATCAAAGATAAAGACGATAAACCCGTGGGGCATTGGTGCAAAATTATTTTTAGAAAAACTCCCAATGAAAAAACCGGTATTGAAGTTAAATATCCAATTAAATATGGGCGCAAAAACGGTCAAAGCATATGGATTGAATATGAGGTTATCGATTCTTTGCTAATGTTTGAGATGGTTTCCGCTAAGGGCGCATGGGTTACCGTGTCTGACGAAGTTATTTCTGAAGTAGAATCTGCAGGGCTTAAAATTGAAAAGCAGCATCAAGGAATGGATAACTTTAGAATGTATTTAGAGTCTAATTCTGATCTCTGTAAGTTCTTTTTTAATAAATTTAAAGCGGCACTTAAAAAATGAGACTTTACAATATAAATGGTAAATTAATATTTCGTAATGTTTCCAAGCAAAGAATTCAATGGGAAAAGCCTTCAAGATCAAAAGTTCAATTTCAAGTAAAGCAATTTTTAAAGCAGTTTTGGATAAATAATATAGTCTACGAAGAGTTTCCGGTTTACGGCTCAAGAATGAAGGTGGACATATTAAATGCCACCAAGAAAATAGCAGTGGAGGTTAATGGAAAACAACATGACAAATTTAATTCTTTTTTTCATAATGACTCTAGGCTAAAATACTTAGAATCTATAAAAAGAGACTCGGCAAAAGCCAAATGGTTGGAAGATAATGGGTTTACCTTAATAGAAATAAACGAAGAAGAGGTCGATAAAATTTCTACAGATTTATTTATAAAAAAATACAATATCGATTTGCAATGTGTATTATAATATGATGGCAAAAAAGAAATTTAAGTTTCCGAAAGAGTTGCTCGAACAAATAAACGAATGCTCTTTTGGAGGGTTTCTTCTTTTTAATTTTAACGAAGATGGCGAGTTTCAAACATTTGGCATGTTTGATAGCAAAATCCACGCCCAAGCTATGGAAAGAAACCTAATGATGACGATGAAAGCTCTTGAAAAAACGCAAATAGAAACCATGTCAAAAACCCTCGAATTAGACGATGACGAGCGGGGACCAGAAGATCCTGGTTTTAAAATTTGACCAACCATAGCAAAGACTGCAAAATCATCTCATGGAAACTAAAGAACTCTTTTCTTTAAGAGTCGAGAAGCATGTACTCGGTGGGATATTAAATCACCCAGAAATATTTGCTGAGCTCGATAACTTTCTATCTGAAAGTGACTTTTGTAACAAAGTCCACTCTGTTATTTTTCTTTGTCTAAAAGAAAAATTAAATAAAAACGATAAGATTGACAAGGTTATTCTTTGTGAGAAAATTCAAGCTCTCGGAATTTCTTTCAAGGATGAAATTTCAATCTACGATTATATTGAGAGTGTAGCTTTTACTCAAATAGCGAAAGAAGCAGTTATTGAGGCGGCAAAGCACCTTGTCTCATTAAGAATCCGGAGAGAAATCGTAGAAACTTCTGGGAAAATAAAAACAAAAGTTCTCCAAAGCGCAGATCAGCCAATACAGGAAGTTTTAAATGAAGTCGATAAAATATACGGAGAAAAAATAAATTCCTATAGCGTTCACGAGCAACCCAAGAATCTTTTCGACGGTCTAGACGTTTTAGTTGAAGAACGCGGAGAAAAAATTACCGACGACCCGGGATTTCTTACTCCTTACGTAGAGTTTAATAGACTCTACGGCGGACTCAGATCAAAAAATATATACGCTATCGCTTCTCGGCCTGGAGAAGGTAAAACCACTTTTCTTAACGATTTAGCAATGAAAACCGCTAAGAAAAATAATTTGAAAGCTTTGATTTTGGATACGGAAATGAGCCGGGAAGAGATGCAATTTAGGATGATGTCTTCAGTTTCCGGCGTTCCGCTTCATTTTATTGAAACCGGAAAGTGGCGAAGATCAGAAGCGTATGTCAAAAAAATTAGAGATTCGTATCCAGCCATAAGGCAAATGCAATACGATCACTTGCATGTTGGCAACAAAGATATTGATGAGATATGCTCCTTAACAAGAAGGTGGCACCTCGCAAATGTGGGAAGAGATAATCCATGTATCATAGTTTATGACTATATAAAATTAACCGGAGAAAAAGTTGGACAAAACTGGTCAGAGTACCAAGCGATCGGTCAAAAAGTTGATAAAATAAAAAAACTAGCCGAAGAATTAAACTCTCCAATATTAACAGCAATTCAATTAAATCGTAGCGGCGAAAATACAAACAGGTCTTCTCAAAATGTAACAGACGACGCGTCGGCGATTTCTATTACCGATAGACTTTTGTGGTTCACTTCATTCATGGCCATTTTCAGAAGGAAAACTACAGACGAAATAGCTTTAGATACTACAGAGTCCGGCACGCACAAGCTCATTCCACTAAAAACTAGATTCCAAGGAGAAAACGCGGCGGGTCATTTTGATTTAATAAAGAGAAAATTTCCAGATGGTTCTGAAAAATTTGTCAAAAATTACCTTAATTTTTTAATTAAGAACTTTGAGGTTTCTGAACTTGGCTCAGTTCAAGATGCGATTGATCGTCAGAATGCTCAAGTTGATATCAAAGATTCAAACGACACCAGCGATGGAGATCTCATATAACATGGAAAACATCAGAGCAGTTCTTGAGGAGATGGGATACGTTTTGATTGAAAGCGGAACTCATTACAGATCCAAACCACTATACCGCGAATCTGGGAGTAATGGGGTTTTGTCCATAGAAAAATCTACCGGCAGATGGTATGACTTTAAAGAAAGAATTGGCGGTTCATTTGATGAATTAGTCAGAATAACTTTAAATTTGCCTTCCCTAGATCATACTAAAAAATGGCTCTCTGGTAAAATTAATTTAACTTCAGCGGTAGATAAAGAATCGCCGCTTATCAAAGAGCCTCTCGTTTATCCTGCGGAATATCTCAATAAACTTTATCCAATCTATGATTATTGGCAAAACCGAGGGGTTTCGCCCGAGACATTAGCATATTTTAAATCTGGATTAGCAATCACAGGTAAAATGTCCAATCGTTACGTTTTTCCTATTTTTAATTCTAAGTCAGAAATTTTAGGATTTGCCGGGAGAGACATTTTAACATCAGAAGATTCTAATCGGCCTAAATGGAAACTGATAGGCAAAAAGAGCAACTGGTGCTACCCTCTTTTCTTTAATAAAAAATATATAATAGAATCTAAAGAAATATTTATTGTGGAGAGTATAGGCGACATGCTATCACTTTGGGAAGCTGGAATTAAAAATTCTGCAGTCTCTTTTGGATTAGATTTGCCCATTTCTCTAATAAAATTCCTTCTTAAAATAGATGCTTCTAAAATAAACATATGTCTTAATAATGATATAGATAACAATCAAGCCGGTAATAAGGCAGCGCACCAAATGTGCCATAAGCTTTTAAATCATTTTGATGAAGAGCAAATTTGCATAAAACTCCCAAGTAAAAAAGATTTTGGAGAAATGTCAAAGGAAGAAATTTTACAATGGAAAAACCAAAAAACGAAGTAATACTCTCTGCAAGTAGAGCGAAAACTTTAGAAACCTGCTCTTGGAGCTATTGGTGTTCTTACCATTTAAAAATACCCCAGAAAGAAAACTCTGGGGCCTTAAGAGGCACAATATGCCATCTTGTGTTCGAATGCTTATTAAAGAGCCGCCATAAAAAACATTTTACCAAAATAATGAAAAGAGGCGGGATAGATGGAAGCCCCGCTGTAAAAAGATTAATTATAAAACATTGGAAGAAAAAAAATCTTACAGAAGAAGATCTTTCCATGATAAACGACATGATTTGGGTTGGCTTGAATCAAGATTTTTACTGCAAAGGATCTAAACTAGGAGAAGCCGAGCTTGAGTTTTTGATTGAAAATGAAGATCCTAAATATAAAATCAAAGGTTTTATTGATAAAAATGCTTTTTACGAAAAACAAAATTTATTTAAAATAATAGACTACAAAAGCAGCAAGTCTAAATTTAAAGGAGAAGAACTTACCGCTAATTTTCAAGCGATGACTTATTCTCTTGCTGCGTTTAAAAAAATTCTTCCCGCCATAGAAAGAGTTATAACTCAATTTATTTTTTTAAGGTTCCCCAAAAGCTCCGTGCAGGAAATAGAAATACCAAAAGATCAACTAACCGGGTTTGAATATTATCTGTCTTACGTTTTTAAAAAAGCAAATTCTTTTACCGAAAACGATGCAAAAGCAAACTTTGCCGCAAACAAAGAAGACTCCAAATGGCTATGTAAAGCAGGTAAAACATGGAGATGCCCCTACCTTGACCCAATAGAATATTATCACCTCGTTGATTCGGATGGAAAAATTTTAGAATCAAGTTTTGAAAACAAGTTTTCTCCAAAAGAAAACCAATCAGTTAAAAAACTTAAATATGACGGATGCCCCGCGCACGTTAATAGACCTCAGCAAAATTGTAATTTTGACGATTTTTGACTTGACTTTGGTTAAAAACACGGCATATTCTCAGTATGAAAAGAACGGGGCTCTGGAAAAGTCATTTTTCGATAGGTAAATCTATTTTGACTTTGGAAAAACCTGGAGAGGGAAAACCTCATCTTTCAGATTCAATTTTTGATATTCTCAAGGAAAAAGAACAAAAAGAATTTTTTCTTATAGAAGATTCTTTCTCAGGCTTTTTGCAAGCTTATAAGAATGCTAAAGAAGAAAAGATTAAATTAATCTATGGCCTAAGATTAAACTGCTCATCAAATTGCCTTTTAAAGAATGACGAAGAACTAACCAAGCGGCATAAGATAATTGTAATTGCAAAAAACACAGAAGGCATAAATAGGTTAATTAATATATACTCTACCTCTGCCAAAGATGGTTTCTATTACGAACCGTGCTGCGATAGTAATGTTTTAAAAAAACACTGGGACGATAAAGATTTACAAATGGCAGTTCCATTCTACGATTCATTTATTCATAATAATTTTTTGAAAGGAAAAATTTGTGTTCCTGATTTTAGTTTTTGCAAACCCGTGTTCTTTTGCGAGGAAAATAACATCCCATTTGACTTTCTAATTAAAAATCGAGTGGATGAATTTTGCTCGGAAAAATACGAAAAGGTTAATGCTAAAACAATTTATTATAAATCTAAAAAAGACTTTCTGGCATACCTTACTTTTCGCTGCATCGACAACAGAACTTCTTTAGAGAAACCAAATTTAGAGCATATGACAAGTGATGAGTTTTGCTCTGAATCTTTATTTTCTTAAATATGGAAGATCATTTACTAAGGTTTAATAAAAATAAAGTCTTTACCTTTATAGACTTTGAAACAAGCAATCTCTGCTTGAATTTTAATAACAATTTGCCTTGGCAAGTTGCGATGTTGAAAGCGAAAGGTAATGAAATTTTAGACAGTAAAAACTTTTATATAAAATGGCCGAACGGCTTTAAAATTTCTCAAGAAGCCGCAAGAATAACTCGTTTTAGTCAACTAACAATGGATGAAAAAGGTTTGCCTCCGGAAGATGTTTTCCCTACAGTTTTTGACTGGATTGAAAACTGCGATCATCTTATTGGTCATAACCTTCTCGGTTTTGATATTTATCTTATCAAAGGCTGGTACAATTTAATGGGCAAAGATTATCGTCATATCACAAGTAAAATACTCGACACGCTAAGTCTAATTAAAGGCATAAAATTTGAAATGCCTTATCGTCCATCAGACAATTTAACAGAGTA